CCCGCTTGAGCCGTGTTGAGCAAACACGCCTCCGACTAAGTGAGACCAGTTAGGGTCGACACGCATTTAAGTTTGCGTCGTTGCCTTATTTGGTTTTATTTTTGTCCAGTCTCATCTCGGCAGCCCCGCTGCGGATCCCAGTGCTGTTGGTGCAACACACAAATTTCCAAAAGACCATCCCCATGTATAGAAGAGCAACATTGCTCAACCGCCCATGTACCAGGCCCCCCTCATTCAGCTGGATGTTCGAAATCACTTTCGTGGAACAACCGCGAACTTTCCTGCTGTCGTGGCGACAGTGGGAGTTTCAAGCTCCTCCTCGAGATACTTGATCAGGGCTCTAAAGTCCTTCTCAAGTTCCCTGGAGTCCAGCTGGGCCCAATTGACCCCATGCTGCTCGGCGATCTTTTTGATGTAGGCAAAAGCCATGCGTCGGGTCGCGTTCCCAAAGCGATCCATCACCGTAAACCCAAGATCGGCAACCGGACCGTAGAGGTCACAGCTGTACTCGATCATGAGATCACCCATCTTGGTAGCACCGATGCTACCTGCATCCGGATACCCGACAAGTAGGCCCTGACGGGTCTGGCGTTGGCCAGGCGTCGTGCCCACCTCGAGTTCCGTGTACCAGCAGTTCTCCCCGAAGTAATTAGCTTCGAGACACACATTCTCACGGAAAGGACTCTTCTCGCACCCTTCGATCTGTTGGGCACTTGAATAGTCCACCGTGGCGTATGAAGTGTAGGCTCCGTCCTGGACGTAAGCCATCACCATTCCCCCGGCCTGTGTGGTCGCAACTCGGGTCATGTAGTACACGCGAATATGCCGAAAGACATACACGTTGTAACACCGACCTAAGAGCGCCAAGCGGGCCCCAAGGGAATCAGGAGAAATCCCGATCACGTTAATCCCAATCGTCGCACCATTGGCGAACAACTGAGAATCCGTTGCGGTCGTCGTAACGTCGGCTAGATACTGCCGACCTACCACCCGAATCCCAGATCCGAATTCGGGATGACGACCAATGCTTGATTCAGCCCAGTACGTCGAGTTATGCTCAGCATTACTCCACGCCACTGGCTGACTGTTGACCTTGGATTGAGTGACCGCCTGGCTCAAAACCAGGCGACCTTTCCCTTTCTTTTGGCCCCCGCCCCCCCCACCTTTCGGCGAAGAAGACGACCCCCCGGTCGGCAAATAGCTCCACAGCTGACGCGCACCCTGAATAAGGGCGGGCGAATGCTGCCAAAGCCATTTGGCGACTTCCGACGCGGTTTCATAACCGCGTCCCGACACAAGTTGATTCGCTGCATATTTCACTACACTCATTTTTTCAATACTTTGCTCTAGTATGGGATTCCTCCGAGCAGGAGGGAACGTTCATCGATGAGTAGACAAGTGTCCAGATCCGTGCGTTCTCTAGAGCGTCCGGGTAAAGGGACCGTACTCACCACTCCATTCCGTCGCGACCACGCTAAGGACGACCCAGGCATGCCCAGTGTCAGAGGTTCTCTAAGAGGCCGATTGCCTCCGGAAGAGTGTCTCCGTGTGTGATTTTCCGAATCCGAAACCCTTGCTACGGCTTGTACCGTTTTGGATCTCTATCTCACCAACCCCATATCTCAGTTTAACATCATGAGACCCGGATGTCCAGCCCATAATCCGGAGTTAGAACAACCCCGAGCGCACCCTAAGGACCGAAAGAGGTGGGATGACGACGCCCTTCGTCGCCACGAATCTCGCATTCGAATAAAGCGCGATACCCTCATCGCTCATTGGCGCAAGCCGATAGTCGAAGAGTTTTCTGCGAATTATTTCCTTAAAAGTAACTTCTCCTGAAGGAGCGCGGGCCTGGCTGATTTGAGTCAGCCGGGTCATCACATCATCCGTGAGATCGAAACTCTCATGAGAATTCTCCACAAAATCCCCAACCACCATCCGCCAACGGAGCTGGTATGCACACAACTGAAGTGCTTTGCGATCCAGAGAGGACGCACGCATAAACAGTTGCCACTCGGGGTGCTGACTGAAGGCAGCAGCAACCCGACGTTGATTCTTGGAAATGGCCCGAACATTCAAGAACTTCGGATCCACCCCATAGCCCCCCAAATGGGTCGGAAGGCCCCAGGCAGGTTTAAAACCGCCAGGGAAGTGCACACTCTCCCACTTCTGTAGCGCAGCGGGAATCGCCGCAGAAGCCCAATGACATCTCTCACACATCTGATTCAGGGACCGACTGATCTGGGTCGGGGTGGCCGCAGAGTCACCAGTTTTCACCGATGTCCCATAGACCAACTTAAGATTCAGATACCCCCACCTCACCATTTTCTGACCTCCCCCACGCTTTCCTTCGTACCCGAAAAGCTGCGAGTTGATCATAGCGGTGTGAGGAGAGAAATACTCCTTTCCCGTCGAGGTCTTCAGCCCGGCTTCCGCCGCAGCTGGGAGAAAGAATTCAAAATAGAACTCCTTATCGCTCTTGAACAACATGTCGTCACCGTTCACGATCACGTTGCGCCACATCAAGCGCAACCGGGCACGTAAGGTACGTAGCGCCCGTCTGTCTGAGCAGACCTCTCTCTCCTTCTTTTGCCTGTACCTCTTGATCGCGAGACGGTACACGGACAAATTGATCACACAGAGAAGGGGGAACGAACAAGGATGCCCCATCGGCTGTCCGTCCACCACCACACACTTTTCTCCGTCAGGGTAACGAGCGCGCCCATTCCCCATCATGCTTGACATGAGAAGCTCGCGGTCTGGGAACCTTTCCGGTAGTCCCTCTAGACACATCAAAGTAGTAACCTTCTTCAAAAGATCGGTTGCTGCCTCGTAGTCCACAGAGACCCAGAACTCCTCCTCAGAATCCATCGATTGAACCTTCTCGGTAAGGTCATCATCACGCATGGTAGAGAAGCCACTCTTTTTCCAACATTCCAAAAGCAAACCCTGTGCCGGCTGGACGGCCGTGCATAGATTCCCGTCCATCGCAGTCACAATGCGGTACTTGCTAGGCTCCGCAATCGGAGTAACCTTGCAATCGAACAAAGGATGCGACCCGTCCGCCCGAAACGGGACGGAAGAGAGAGACTGTGCGACCCGCGCCTTCGCGGTATCGTACGTCTCCTGGCGCCAAGCGTCGAAATTGTGAACTTCGGCGCGAAGCTTCCCCAGGGTGAGCTCATCAACCTGGGACGGAAAGGCCAACTTCCTGTATAGTGTCGTCGCCCCGCCCTTACGGCGTGAGGCTTGGAGACATGCAGATGAAGAAGGCATAAGCTTTGTGGGGGCACCAAACCGAGAGAAGACCTCAGTGCTAGTTGCTTTGATCTCAGCAGCTAGCTCAGGCGAGATGAGACCGTGGAAGGACGAGAAACGTTCGCGATGCTTCAAAAGCGCCGCGTCACGTTTCATGTCTCCCAACGGCTCCCACGCCCTCTTGGAACCCTTTTGCAAAGAGTAGATGAAGGAACGGTCCCGGCGCGCGAGCGCGCGAGACAGTAACACCCTCATCATTCCCGTAAATAAAGGCTTTTTAGGATCAAGCCACGATGGACGCTCAGGTTCGCGTGGATCGTTTACGAGACGGCACATCAGCAGATCGAGGTAGTACTTTGTAAAAGACTGCTCCCGATTGTCCTCGCTGACGTGGGCCGAAACACGTTCAGCAGCAGTGCGAACGGATTTCGTGAACCGATGGTACTCACGTTTGGTGAACACGTGAGGGCGCGAGGAGCGCCTGGCCAAGAAGGGCCAAACTATTGATTCGATTATGGTCGAAAGGGCAGTGCCGCCCTTGAGGTCACGACAACAAGTCGTCGTGATCGAAATGACGAGCGGGTGTACGTTAAGGAAACGTACGTTCTTCTCGTCGGCACTATTCGTGTCTGCATCTTCAATAATGCAAGTTGCGTTATTAAGATCTGAAGGAAGTTGTGTCGGGCTCAAGGCCGCACGATTACCCATGGAATTACGCCGCAAGCGGCTACCGTGGACTTCAGTGATCAGATAGGGTACACGCTTTGTACTCTCCATAAGGACGTTTGATTGCTCGAAAGATCAACTTACC